ATATTCGGCGTATCGAATTGTAAGTTGTCCGGTAAGGGTGATTGCTTCGGCAATACGTTGGTCGAAGAATCTAAAATAACGATTACCAAGAGCACCGTAAAGACTGTTAAGTAGTATCTTAATAGCCATCTGTCTGTTTTCTGCAATAGCAATATCTCTTTCAATTTGGTATAGTTTTTGTTTGTCATTTTTGTCAACCTTTTCTTTTTCTTTCTGAGCGTTAATCATTTCTTGTTTTATTCCAACACGCTCATTATACATCTCATCGATGATAAATGGAATAATCCCTGGCTTATCTATATTAAAGTATTGGCCATTAGCAGCAAGAGCTTTACCTCTATTTGAAGCAACAACTTTTGCTTCTACTGCATTATCAATATCGAATTCAGTCACTTCGCCGTTAGCAATAGTTTCTGGCGACATATTATATTGCATAATAATTGATGGATATAGAGAATTCAAATCGAATGAAACTACATTATCGTGAATTCCAACCTGTGGTTCTTTAACAAAGCCACCAGGATAATTTGTTTTCATCTTATCTTCAATGAATGGAACAACAACATTATTTTCAAATAGTCTGCGATATATAATCGTATCCCATATCATTGTTGTGCCAAACGTATCATTATAATTGACTCCACCTTTATATGCCATTGTCATACAAAGAGTAATCAATCCAAGCTTATCTTCAATTCTATCAACTAACTCAACGTCTTTGATATTATAGTCAATAAACTTTTGATGATTATATTTATAAAGAGTATGCAAATTAGAATACTCATCATATGAAAGTTTCTTTTCTCCAAGAACTACATGAGCAATATTATCTAGCTTATACGATTCTTGTGGACCATACGAATAACCAAACTTCTTGAATAAGTCAAGGTAATCTAATTGTGATATACCTTTAATATCATAAGCAGTTTGAGTTCTTCCCATCTTGGTTATCTCTTGTCTATCAATCATTCCCCATGGACTGAGTCTTTTAACGTAAGCTTCTCCAAGCATACGATTGATTCTATTTACAAGATACGGAATATCAAAGAACCTTGTATTCCAACCAGTGACTACATCAGGCGAATATTGCTGTGAAGACCAATGGTTTATAAAATTAATAAGCAAATCGTCTTCACGGTCAAACTTACGATACACAACCATATTGTCTTTCATATAAGATTGTTCTGAATCGTAATCGCCCAAGCCCCACACATAATAAGTATTACCTATATTGTTTTTCATACAGATAGAGATAATCTTATGGTCTGCTTTTGATGGCTCTGGAAATCCGTCGTCAGATGCTACCTCGATATCGATTGTAGATACATTGATTGAGTTTCTATTGAATTCGATATTACCAGGATAGTAATCGTTAATAAATGCTGGAATGTACTTTGTGTTTCCATATATCTTTTTACCAGATACGTTCTTGTTAGCTGTCACATATTCGTTAGCAGCTCTCATAGATTCGAATCTCTTACCAGCGTTCGCAATACCAACTGGAGTTCCGTCAAGAGCTTTCCACTTAGTTTTAGTATTGGTTGTTGTAAAAAGGATTGGTTCGTATTTAACTTTCTTTTCAATACGTCTTCCATGGTCATATCCTCGTAAGAGAATCATATTACCATATCGTGTCACGTTTGTATAGAATTTCATCATATGTATATTATATCATAGTTTCAACGTTTTGTAAACGTTTTTTTTCAAAAGATTGGGGGAAGTTTCCCTCCCCCGCATGATTATTTGTCAATTCCTCAAAAGCTCATTGCCTGTAGTACCATTACTGCCGGAGCTAATCCTAAGATAGCTGCAGTCACTAATAGACTAAATAGAATAGATTTTAAGGTCTCGGCAACGTCTTCATATTTGTCCATAAAATGAGCTATATGTTTCATGTTGTTTCTCCAGTAAATAGTTTATTACATATCTACTGAGTTTCGCTGCTACCGGATTACCCCTTAAGGTATTCTTTTTTCTTTGATGCCCCAGCAGACCCTAATTGAATCTTCCTAGGACGCTTCTCTTCTGGGAGTTCTACTCTAGCATACACTACTAGTATTCCATCCTGAAGGTCAGCACCGTCTATTACAACAAATTCAGAGAGTCGGAAGGACTTCTCAAATTTGCGGGACGATATACCTTTATACGCATATTCCTTATCCGATGGTTCCACCGCTCCTTTGACTTTTAATATACCGTCTTTAAGTTGGATGTCTATATCATCTTCCTTAAAACCAGCAACCGCAAGCTCGATTAAGAATTTTTCTTCATCGATTTTCACAACGTTATGTGGTGGATAGTTATCAGTTCCAGACTTAGCACTTTGATGAATCCTTTCCAGGTCTTCAAATAAAGTATCAAATCCGACAAAAAGTGAACGTGGTACGTTCAAAGTATTTCTTACCATTTTAATTTCCTCCTATATAATAGCAAGGTTGTGGGAACCGGTCCAATACCGCATTCCTCGTTATATATTTATACAAGCTAAATTGCTAGTTTAAATAAATCTTTCCAATTCTTTTTTTCTTTGGCCTAATTCCTGAGTGCTTGAGCACGTATTGAATTCTTCCTTGTTTCATAAACCTATGAATAAGGTCTAATGCTGTTCTAATTCTTTTCTCCATTATTGCTATTCCCTATATTATATTTAGGGCATAGTTCCCACTGCGTTTTTTCCTTAAAAGGAATAACTTTTATCTGCCTCAGTGGAGCTAAATCTTTAGCACTATCTGGATTGACTATCGTAACTAAACCCCAGTCCGCGAGTAGCGTAGTGATAGTGTTTCTACGCTGGACATCATTTTCTAGCAAACTAGACGGCTTTCCATCTAGTAAAAATAGTTCTTTGAAGTGAACTATAAAATATCTTCCTTGCTTATGTAGTATATGGCAAGATTGAAATAACTTCTGGTCTTTCCGAGAAGCTACACCTATACGCGTTAAAGTTTCGCGTATTTTTAAAAAATCATCTGGTTCGTGAAGAGTGACTTCCAGCATACTACCTGGAGTCCAATCTGTTATTTGTACGTTATCGTTTTCCACCTTTATAAATCCTTTGTTTTATCTGTTCAATTTGTTCATTACTCATTAATGATAATGCAGATTTAGCCTTTTCATTACTATACCCATAATATTCTTTGATGAGTTCGAGATTGCTGACTTCGTCAGCTTTAACCCATTTGGACCATCTCTTTTTCTTCCTAATTATATTTATAAAAAAATCGAACTGAACGCGATGGTCAAGGTGGTGATAACGATTCATTTCATTAGCATACAATATTGTGTCTTTAAAGAAAGAGAGACCACGATTAATGATGAAAGGATTGTATTCTTTTTCAGCAACATCATCAACCATAATATCTTTCTTTGTTTCGTTGATTGCTTTTAGATATTCAAATGGGTTCATTCTTCGTAATACATCCTTATAGTAAATACTCGTACCAAAGCAACTAAAGTCATCCCGAATGTCATGACTATTGAAGTAGCTAATGTGTCGAGCTTTAATATATCGATACAAAGAAATAGGAAACCTAGACTGATTGGCCAATTAATTATTAAACCAGTAAACACAGTCACACATGTTTCTTTCCATGCTTTCCTTTGTCTATGATTCATTATTCATTAACCTCATTTGTTGACCAAGTTCTTGGTCATTTGGATAATCTTGTATAAGTCTATTAATGATATTTTGTACATCATTTAACTCTCCAATTCGTGTATAAGCTGCAGCTAACTGGCTTTGAAGGTCTTTAACATTGCGCTTTAGTAATCTAACATCATCTGCTGTAGAAGCTTCTTCCATTAACTGCTCTTCTCCTGTGACTGGATTAATCATATATTTCTTCATTTGAATTTTACTCCTGCCATTACTTCAGTTAAACAAGCAACCATATTCAATTCATGGTCTGCAACGAAACTGTTCTTGTATTGATAATCTGCTAAAATAAGAACGAGTTGTGGTATAGAACTTGGCTCTACAAATTCATTCATGCTATCATATATCTTACGAAACATAGATGCTGGTTCTACGTCAATATTATCTGCAACCCATTGTCTCATCTTACGAAAGTCTTTTATTTTAAGAGCATTCATCAGATTATCGAGACTTACATCGGTTGTGCTAACTAATATTCCACTATCGATTTTACCAAAGTTAGCGTATCTTTGTAGCTCATTTATTGTTCTTCTGAAATCAGGAAAGTATTTCATAATCAGCTCAGCTATTACTTCTGGGTCTGAATTGATACTTTCTACTGCAAGTATTTGGTTAACCATTTGCATGAATTGGCCAGCCAAAGGTTCGCGTTCTTTCTTTGGTATAGCAAATTCTATGACACTACATCTTGAATGCAGTGGTTCTATTATACGATTCTTAAAGTTGCATGTAAGTATAAACCTACAATTCGCAGAGAATTCTTCAATAAATCCACGCAAAGCTGGTTGAGTGGATTGTGGATTAAGGTAGTCCGCCTCGTCGAGAATGACGACTTTGTAGCCGCCTGATAAGGAAACTGACGAAGCGAACTGTTTAATTTTGTTTCTAAGTGTATCAATGCCTGACTCTTCTGAACCATTAATGATAATATAATCTAAATCAAGCTCATTACATAAAGCTCTAGCTACTGTAGTTTTTCCTGTACCAGCAGTACCAGTGAACATCATATTTTGAAGCTCACCAACTTCTAAAGTCTTTTGAAATATTTGTTTAAGGTCGTTTGTTAGTACACAATCTTGAACTTTTCTTGGTCGATACTTTTCAACCCAAAGGAAT